TCGGGCGCACTTTTAATTTCGCACTATATTTAGTATACTTAACATTTCAGCACCAGTAGCCAAGTTGGTTAAGGCCCCGAACTCATAATTCGGCTATCGTAGGTTCAAGTCCTGCCTGGTGTACTAGGCGAATATTGCATAGTGGTAGTGCGTAACCTTGCCAAGGTTAATGTGCGGGTCCGATTCCCGCTATTCGCTCTAGTAGTCTTGACAGGATTCGATGCTTATTGTATTATCGAACCATGAGACATAAAGAAAGCATTATTCAGCTTAGAGCTGAGGGTAAGACATATAATCAAATAGTAGAAATACTAGGGTGCTCTAAAGGAACCATTGCTTATCATTTAAGCGAAAGCGTAAAGGTTAACTATAATACTCGCAAAAGAAGTTACAGGCGTGTAATTGACAAGCACATCAGGGATTACAAAGAATCTTTTGGCTGCATAGATTGTGGAGAAAAGTACCCGTATTATATGCTTGATCTAGATCACATATCAGATAATAAAAAATTTAGTGTTTCTGCTTATAGAAATCATACCCACGATATTGAGATCATAAAAGCAGAAATTGCTAAATGTGAAGTTGTTTGTGCTAATTGCCACAGAATAAGGACATATCAAAGGTCTGGAAGACCTTAAAATATAAAACAGCAGAAAAAATCCCATTCAGAGGCGGATCCGAATGGGTTTTCCTAGTGTATTGCTACACATTATACTGGGAGCTTAATCTGTGGGATGCTACAACCAGTACGCTTTAATTATAAAATAGTTACTGTTCTAAGTCAATAGTGTCTTGCACAAAGTTTATGTCTGTATCTGGAGTATCTGGAACAAATGATGGGGTAGGTCCAAGTAGGTATCCTTGATTATGATATTCGACCATTTTGGAAGTATCCTCTGACCCCACCAATTTATTTGATATAAGGGTAAGCAGGTCGTATATTCTATGTAGCATAATATAGTTAACCATTGGTAGGTTATCTTCTAAATTCTGTGGTTGTTCTTTATTTTCCGTCATCTGATGGTCTTCCTAAATCTTCCCAAAACTTTTCTCGCCCCATGGCGTCAGTATCTTTTATAGCTCCGCTTTCATTTTGAAAGTCTTTGAACGGATTCTCTAATTGTGTCATAATACTCGCTCCCTATCACCTTCTTGTAATTGCAGGACAGACAATACAAGTATATCTCATCTTCCATGTTTTGATTACAAAAAAGAGGGCCCTGATCCATTGGGCATTCAAGCCGTGGAACAAGACCCTCTTCTGATAGGCGAATGTACTTAGATACGTGCTGTATCTTTTTCATTCATCCCCCTTAATGTTTTGGAAACTCAGGTATGAGATTCCTGGCCTTACCTATTGAGTTAGGCCAAGACGACCAATCTTTGCCGCCCTTGGTCATATAGTACGTTATCTCTGCGTTTGTTACTGGATCAAATAATTCCTTATTTGAAACTAATTCGAATTTATCTTTACGATCATCACCAAGTTTCCCTAGCATATTGATCTGAAAAATTCCGTAAGATTTGTCTCCAGTTCGGATATTGTCATTTAAAGCTAACGGTCTCCCGTTTGACTCTACACGAGCAACAGCCCAAGCTGTTTTTAAAGCAGTTCCCTCAAAACCTACAGCCCACAATAAATCTTTTAATTCATCGGCTGGAAGCATTTCTGAGTGCTTATAAGTTTCATTACTGAACTTATCTAGTATTTCTCTTTTTAGTTGTCTTTCAGTTTTTTCAACCTTAACTACTGGCTGAGTTGTTAACGCTTGCGTAACTGTTGGCCCAGGCTGGACAGTAAATAGAAATAATGTTATCATTCCTATATAAGACCAGTTATGAGCAACATCACTCAAACGTTCTATAATTTTCTCCATTGGCATTTCCTCCTTTAGAGATAACGAACTATAATAGTAGCATTACTTGACAGTAGGTGTCAAGCTAGTCAACCAGAAAGATACAATGGAAATATCATATTCTACGCCTAGATCCAACTTGACAACCAAGAATGGATACGGTCACGCTGGATTTAAAGTAGCAGAATCATTGACTAAAATGGGACATAGATTAACTTATCAAAACCCTAAAGCTAAGTTGCAGATTAATTTTTCGCAACCTACAAATTATAAATTACATAGATATCAATATCAGATTGGGTATACTCCGTGGGAATCAACAGTTGTCCCAGAATCATGGAGAGAAAACATAGAGGCCTGTGATGAATTCTGGACAACCTCTCAATGGTGTAAAGATGTATATGAAAATAATGGATTTAATGTATCTAATGTTTTTCCACATGGCATAGATCCAATATGGGCACCAAAAAAGCGTGAAAAAACAAATGTTATAAAATTCTTGCATGTTGGAGAACCAGCAGAAAGAAAAGGCGGAAGAGATACAGTAGAAGCATTCATAAAACTATTTGGCAATAATCCTAACTACACATTAACTATGAAAGCTCATAAGTCTAGTAATTTAAGATTATATGATCGAGAAGGAAGTATCTTGGGTCTTCCCCACGAAATGTATAGTAACATTAAGTTGGATGAAAGAGATTTAGAAGATAGCGAATTGTTAAATTTGTATTATAAGCATGACGTTATGATTTATCCTACCTACGGGGAAGGTTTTGGATTTATTCCCTTCCAAGCACTTGCAACAGGTATGCCAGTTATATCAACACATGATTGGGCAGACTATAAAAAGTATTTGGGACCTCTAAAGTTAAACTCTACACTTATAGATTCTCCATGGGACGTTATGCATCCTGGAAAAGTTTACAAGCCAGACAAGAATCATTTGGTTAGTTTGATAGAAGATGCAGCAGTTAATTTTAAAGCATATTCTGGATATTACTATGCTCAGTCAACTGAAATACATAAAGAATATAATTGGGATCAGTTGACCAATAAAGCTTTTGAAGAAGTATTTAAAAAAATATCATAACCCCTTCCCCTTTAGATTAAAGTTTGGTAGAATTGGACTTCAACTAAAAATCATATAAACCGCAAGGCGGAGAAAAGGTGTTATTTAAAAATGTCAAGAACTATTGAAAACCCATACGAAAACTTTATCGCATTGTCTCGTTATGCAAGATGGATTCCAGAAGACAATCGTCGTGAAACATGGGGTGAGACAGTAGATCGATATTTTGATTTTATAACAGAGCACTTAAACAAAAATCATTCTTATGTTCCAGACGAAAAGATTCTTAAAGAATTAAAGGATGCAGTCTATAATCGTAACGTAATGCCATCAATGAGATCTGTAATGACTGCAGGCGCTGCATTAGATAGAGATCATGTTGCAGGATACAATTGTTCATTTGTTCCAGTAGATAATCCTCGTTCATTTGACGAAACAATGTATATTCTTATGTGTGGCACAGGTGTTGGTTTCTCTGTTGAATATAAGTACGTTAATAAACTTCCTGCCGTTCCAGAAACATTTGAAAAGTCTACAACAGTAATTACAGTAGAAGATTCAAAGCAAGGTTGGGCAAAGGCATACCGTGAACTTCTTGCCTTGCTTTGGTCTGGACAAGTTCCAGCAATTGATGTTTCAAAACTTCGTCCCGCAGGCGCAAGACTAAAGACAATGGGCGGGAGATCTTCAGGACCACAACCATTAATTAATCTATTTGATTTTACAATTGCAAAGTTCAAATCAGCAGCAGGTCGTCAGTTAAAACCAATTGAAGCTCATGACATTATGTGTAAGATCGGTGAGATTGTTGTTGTGGGTGGAGTTCGTCGCTCTGCAATGATTTCGCTTTCTAATATTAATGATATTGAAATGGCTCAGGCTAAATCAGGCAACTGGTGGGAAAACAATTCACAACGTGCTCTTTCAAATAACTCTGTTGCGTATTCTCGCAAGCCAGAGATGGAACAGTTTATTGCAGAATGGAAATCGCTATATGACTCAAAATCTGGGGAACGTGGAATTTACAATGTTGCAGCAGCACAAAAACAGGCGGCTAAATATGGACGAAGGGATCCTGAAGTACATTATGGAACCAACCCTTGTTCGGAAATTATTCTCCGTCCTTATCAGTTTTGTAATCTTTCAGAAGTCGTATTACGTGAAAAGGATACAAAGAAAGACATTGAACGTAAAGTTGAGCTTGCAACAATTCTTGGAACATGGCAGGCAACACTAACAGATTTTAAATACCTTCGTAAGATTTGGAAGGATAACACAGAAGAAGAAAGACTGCTTGGAGTTTCTTTAACTGGACAATTCGGACACAAGTTTATGTCGGGTAAAGAAGACCTAGTTTCGCTAGAAGCATTCCTAATGTCTTTGAGAGAAAAGGCAAGAGAAGTAAATACAGAAGAGGCTGGAAAAATTGGGATTCCGCAGTCTGCAGCTATTACATGTGTAAAGCCTTCTGGCACAGTATCTCAATTGGTCGGGGTGTCTTCAGGAATGCATGCATGGCATTCTCCATATTATATTCGTACAGTTCGTGGCTCAAAGGGAGATCCAATCTCTACATTTTTGAAGGAAGTCGGAATTCCAGTAGAAGATGATGTAATGAAACCAAACGACACATACGTATTTTCGTTTCCAGTAAAAGCACCAGAAGGTGCAATTGTCAGGAATGATTTAACAGCAATTGAGCATTTAAATATTTGGCTAGTTTATCAACGTGCATGGTGTGAGCATAAGCCATCTATTACTGTTTCTGTGAAGGAAGACGAATGGATGGAAGTTGGAGCATGGGTATATAAACATTTTGATGAAGTCTCAGGTATTTCATTCCTACCACATTCAGACCACTCATATAAACAAGCTCCTTATCAAGAAGTTTCTAAAGAAGAATACGAAGACCTGCTTTCTAAAATGCCTAAGAGTATTCGCTGGGAAGACTTATCTTTTTATGAAACAGAAGATGGAACAAGCGGAACACAGACCCTTGCCTGCACTTCAGATGGAAATTGCGAGATTGTAGACATTTCCGCTTAAAGGGTATATAATAAAGATTGGGGTAAAACCCAAAATTCCTGGGCACACGGCCCAGAAATAAGGAGGATCTAAATTGGCAACAAAAGAAGATCTTAACAATGATGGAAAGGTAACTATGCAAGAGAAAATTCTAGCAGCGTTAGCAAGCTATGGTCGTCACTTTTTAGGTGCAGCTATTGCTCTTTACATGACTGGAAACACTGACCCAGGAGACTTACTCAAGGGTGGCATCGCAGCATGCCTACCAGTTATTTTGAAGGCACTTAATAGTAACGAGCCAGCTTTTGGCTTTACAAAGAAGTAAAATTCAGCAAGCAATTAGGACGGCTCCTATGCTAAAATAAGCATAGGAGTTTTCCTATTTAGGAGATTTAGCAAATGGCAGGACAAAAAAATTGGGAAGTGGATCAAAACACTACCTTTACATTTACCGTTGAATATAAAGACGACGACGGAGATCCAATCGTTCTTACAAATTGTTCCGCAAAAATGCAGGTTCGTGATACTAAGGGTGGAAGCAAGTTAGCTTTTAGTCTTACATCACCATCTGGCGGAATAATTATTGATGAGCCTAATGGCAAGTTAACTATTAAGATGACCCCTACTCAAACCAATAAATTATTCTATCCAAAGTCCTCATATGACCTTATGCTAACTGATAGCAATTTGAATAAAACCAAGTTACTTGAAGGATTCATAACCTTGAGCAGATCGGTGACCATTTAATGCCAATCACTAATAATAACAGTAATCCGACAGTAGTCGTAACAGAAGAAGTTAAAAGAGTAGTTTTAAATACTCCAGGACCTCAAGGTCCTAGAGGAAAAACAATTTTGAATGGAGATGGTGTTCCAGCCGATAATCTAGGTTTCGAAGGCGATTTCTACTATGACAAACTAACAACTAGATTCTATGGCCCAAAGCCAAGTGATGCTTCTTGGACTGGGGCAACAAACTATCTACTCAGCACAAGCACCCTTACATACCCTTTCTCAATAAATCAGGTTGTAAATGCAGGATCGTACTACTACCTTGAAATAACACATAATATGGGCTATAACCCAAATGTTACCGTCAAGAATAGCGCTGGAGATATATTAGAAACAGGAATAGACTATAATAGTATTAACAAAATTACACTGACAATGGCTCAACCATTCGGTGGGACAGCATACCTGTCTTAAGGGAGATATAGCATATGGCAAGATTATTTGTAACTGACATAAATCTGAATAAGAATGAACTTCAGAATGCCAGAATTCAGGGGCTTTCAACAGCTCCATCTAGTCCAGTAACTGGACAAATTTATTATGATACATCAAATAACACGATGTACTACTACAATGGATTGTCATCACCAAATGGTCCATGGATGCCAATGTCTGGCTCCACAGAAGTTATTCAAGATGTTATTGGCTCAGCAGTACTAGGCGGAGTTGGATTATCAGCAACATACGACGATACCGCTGGAACAACAACAATAGATTTAGACAATACAGCAGTAACAGCAGGTTCTTATGGTTCTTCAACAGCAATACCTACATTTACAGTAGATGCCCAAGGACGTTTGACTGCCGCAGGAACTGCAACAGTAGCAACAACTCTTTCAATTGCTGCAGAATCTGGAACAGCAGACACAGTAAATCTTCTTACAGATACTTTGACCTTTGCCGCAGGCGAAGGTATCAATACAACTGTAACAAATAACACAATTACAATTGCTGGAGAAGACGCTTCTACTAGCAATAAGGGTGTTGCCTCATTTAACTCAGATGATTTTAATACAACAGACGGACACGTAGAACTAGAAGATACTGTTGTTAAAACAGTAACAACTGACTCTGGAGCATTGACTCCATCAGGACACGGCCTATCAATTCTTGGCGGAGAAGGAATTGATGTAACACATACTGGAACATCAATAACAGTAGCTGGAGAAGACGCAACCACAACTAATAAGGGTGTTGCTTCTTTCGCAGATGCAGACTTTACAGTAACAACTGGTGCGGTAACAATTAAAAATGTTAACCTTGCTACACAGACAACTGGAAACTATATTGCAACTATTGCTGGAACAGCAAATGAAGTTGAGGTTTCAGGTTCTGGCTCAGAAAACTCAGCGGTAACAATTGGTCTTCCAAATGACGTAACAATTACTAATAACCTTACAGTTGGCGGTAACTTAAACGTAACTGGAACAATTAACTCAGTAAATACCACTCAGGTAAATATTGTTGACAATAAGATTAATCTTAATACCGACTTTACTGGATCTCCAACAGCAGATGCTGGAATCCGTGTAGAGCGTGGAGATGGCGCAGATGTTGAAATCCTATGGAATGAGACAAATGACAACTGGACCCTTACAAACAATGGAACAAACTATCATGCGATTGTTCGCAAGTTTGCTTCAGATATTACCACAACAGAGTCAGCACCATTTACATTTACTGCAACACACAATTTAGGAACAAGAGATGTAACTGTTCAAGTTTTTGCAACAGCGTCTCCATATAATCAAATTGAGTGTGACGTAGATCATACATCTACATCAGTTGTAACACTAACATTTGCAGCAGCACCAACAGCTGGACAATATAGAGTAGTTATAACAGGATAATTATGGCAAAGCAATTTAAAACACCAATTGCTCCGCCAGCCTTAAGTTCAGATCCAACAGGAACTGTTGCTGGTGAAATATACTATAATACAGTTTCTGGTGCTTTAAAGATTTATAATGGAACAACCTGGTCTTTACTAACAGGTGGAGGCGGGGGAACTTCAAATTCATTTGAAGTTTTAACAACATCTCCAGCGTCTCCATCTCAAGGAAGAGTTTATTTTGACTCTTCAGAAAATACAATTAAAGTATATAACGGTAATATCTGGTATGATGTTGCGGGGCCAAAAGAATTATTGGATCACCAACACTATGCTGGAGAAGGACTGGTAAGGCATGTAGATTATGGACAATATGTAGATGAGTTGAATTATATTGTTTCTATGGATGGCGGAACCGCAAGTACATCATATGCTTCTGCACCAAACAATGATATAATAGACGGAGGAGCAGCATAGAATATGGCAATTAGAATTCAGTTACGCAGAGACACCGCAGCAAATTGGACTTCATCGAATCCAGTATTGCGAGCAGGTGAATTAGGTATTGAAACAGATACCCTTAAATTTAAAATTGGTAATGGTTCCAGCACATGGACACAAATTACAAATTATGCAAACGTTACAGATGCAGGTTTATCAAGTAGCTTAAGCAGCTACATTCTTGCCGAAGATCAGGGAACTCCTGGGGGTCCAGCAGAATTAAATTCTAGCGGAGACCTATTAGTACCAGAAAATTCAATAATTCTTTGGGATGATGCTGATTATACTTATTCAACAACAGTAACCGCAACACAACCTACAGCAGATCGGACTATTACATTGCCAAATGCTACTGGCACAGTAGCTTTAGCAGAAAATGTAGCAGCACTTTCAGGAGCCACATTTACAGGAAACATTAGCGTTCCAACAGCAATTACTTTTGAAGGCGCAACAGCAAATGACTTTGAAACAACTATTCAAGTAACAGATCCCACTGCAGATAGAACAATTACTATTCCAGATGTAGGTGGAACATTTGTAACAACTGGAGATACAGGCTCAGTTACAAATACGATGCTTGCTGGATCTATTGCAAATGATAAACTTTCAAATTCAGCTATTACTATTAATGGAACATCCACATCTTTAGGCGGCACCCGCACACTAGGAACAGATGATATTTCAGAAGGTACAACAAATAAATATTTTACAGATGAAAGAGCTCAAGACGCTATTGCTACAGCAATTGCGGCGGGAACCCATACAAATATAACAGTCACATATGATGATTCTACTAACAAGTTTACTTTTGTAGGAGCAAATACTTATTCAGATGAAAATGCACAGGATGCCGTTGGAAATGCAGTCGGCACAGGATTATCTTATAATGATACAACAGGTGCTATATCAGTAGATACAACAGCAATTCAGGCCAAGGTAGCAAATGTTGACGATACAGAAATTGGGTATCTAAATGGAGTTACTTCAGGAATTCAAACACAGATTGATAATAAGGCTTCATTATCTGGAGCAACATTTACAGGAGCCGTTTCTGGAACAAGCTTAACGCTTTCTGGAGACCTAACAGTTAATGGAACTACTACAACATTAAATTCAACAACAATATCTGTTGATGATAAAAATATTGAACTAGGATCAGTAGCTACCCCATCAGATGCTACAGCAGATGGCGGCGGAATAACTCTAAAGGGAACAACAGATAAAACTTTCAATTGGGTAGATGCTACAGACGCATGGACCTCATCAGAGCACTTAAACCTTGCTTCAGGAAAGTCACTATATTTAAACGGTACACTATTAAAGGATGCTACAGAAACTCTTACAAATAAGACACTTACATCTCCAGTTATTAATACCCCAACTGGGATTACAAAGTCAGACGTAGGTCTTGCAAATGTTGACAATACAACAGATGCAGGAAAGCCTGTCTCAACTGCTACCCAAACAGCACTTGATCTTAAGGCACCGATAGCAAATCCAACATTTACAGGTACGGTAACGCTTCCTTCAGGAACGGTTACATCAACAATGATTGCAGATGGAACAATTGCAGATGCGGATATTAATGCTTCAGCAGCAATTGCTCAGTCTAAAATTGATGGCCTTTCAACAAGTTTATCTGCAAAGGCAGATCTTGCTGGACCTACATTTACTGGAACAGTAACACTTCCTTCAACAACATCAATTGGAGATGTATCTTCAACTGAATTATCTTATCTAAACAATGTAACTTCTGCAATTCAAACACAATTGGATGGCAAGGTAGATGAGTCACTATTTGATACAAAGGGAGATATTTTAGTTGCTTCCGCAGATAATACACCAGCAAAATTAGCAGCTGGAACAAACGGATATTTGCTTACAGCAAACTCAGCTGCAGCTAATGGAGTTGAGTGGGCGGCAGCACCAGTAAGTCTTCCAACTCAAACAGATAATTCAGGAAAGTATTTAACTACAGATGGAACCACAGCTTCTTGGGGAACTCTAGTAGTACCAATTACAACTGGTACATCAACAGTTTCAGCTAATACCGCAACAACAATAGATACAACGGCATTGTCAGCGTTTACATCTATTGAATATATGGTTTCATTAAAGCAGGGTTCAAAGATTAGAACATCTAAGGTAGTTGTTCAGACTGACGGAACTTCTGTAGATATGACAGAGTTTGCAATTACAGAAACTGGAGGAACAATTGCAGGAGTAGTTGTTTCAGTCGCAGTATCTTCAACAAATGCAGTACTACAATTAACAGCAACAGATGCAGTAACTACAAACGTAACGGTAAAATTTAGCAAAGTAGCACTTTAAGGGGGTAATAGATAATGGCAGATAAAAACTTTAAAGTTAAATCTGGATTAAATATCCCGATTGCTTCGGCTGCAATTCTTACCACTGATTCAAGTGGTAATATTTCTTCTACCGCCGTTCTTCCAATTACAGCAGGCGGAACAGGACAAACATCAGCAACTAATGCTATAAATGCTTTGCTTCCAGTACAAAATGGATCAACAGTAAACTATTCAATCCAATCAGATGGAACAAATATCTCATGGGCTAAACTATATAATCAGGTAATTCAAGATGCAGGAGTTTCTGTAAATCCTCGCCGAAATGTAAATTTTGTAGGAGCTACATTTGCAGATAATTCAGGATCTGATACTACAACTATCACATTGCCTCCAACTCCAAAGTATCAAACATCTGCTCCATCTAGTCCAGTAGTTGGACAAATTTGGGTGGACTCAGATGATGACGTAGATACATTTAATCCTTATATGATTAGCAGAAATAAATTTACAGCAACTAGCGGACAGACTACATTTGCTACAACACAAACTTTCATTCAGGGGTATGAACAAGTATTCCTTAATGGTATACTTTTGGTATATGGAGATGACTATACAGCTCCTACTACATCCTCCGTCGTTTTATCTTCTGGAGCAGCAGTCGGAGATTCAGTAGAAATTATTATTCAAACTAATTTATCCGCATATATAGTTGAAACGCCTCTTAGGGCTTCAACATTTATGTTGATGGGGGCATAATGGCAACAGAAGTATTTAAGATACTAGGGCAGGTAGCACCAGGAACAACTAATACAGCATTGTATACCGTTCCATCAGGTAAGTCTGCAGTCATATCAACCATTGCTGTATGTAATCAAACATCTTCTGATGTAACATTCAGAATTGCTACACAAAGAGCAGCAGATGCCTCAACATCTACAATTTTAGCTAAACAATATATTGCGTATGGCTCAACAGTAGCTGCCAACGACACAACATTTGTCACTATCGGAGCTACGCTTGCGGCGGGAGATCAAATAATCGTTTACGGTTCATCTTCTAGCATCTCATTTAACGCATATGGCTCCGAGGTGACACCTTAATGGGAATCAGTAGACTTAATCCTTCAGAAGGTGGCATTCCATTTGGAGATACAGCAGGACGCCCAACGGCAGCAACAGGTAAACTTTATTCAAATGGTGAAACTGCCAGATTAGAGTTATACACATCTGCAGGAGAATGGCAAAACATTGTTCAGGAAGTTCCAGGGGTATCAAGTATTTCTGGAGCATATAACGAATCTACAGGATCTGCAACTATTACAATTAACGGCACAAATTTTGTATCAGGAGGAATTGCTTCCGCTATTGGAACAAATGGTGTAGAAGTTCAAGCATCATCCACTACTTTTAATTCTTTAGTTCAAATTACCGCAACATTCACAAATCTTTCAAATGCCAACGAGCCATATGACATTAAGGTTACAAATCCATCTAATTTATTTGGACTATTACCAGACGCATTGTATATTAATGCAAGTCCAGTATGGACAACTTCAGCTGGCTCCCTAGGAACATTTGCAGAACAGGTTGCTATGTCAGTTTCAGCAACCGCAACAGATGAATCAGCAATAACATATTCTTTAGCAAATGGGTCATCTCTGCCAACAGGCGTAACATTAAATTCTTCAACAGGACTTATATCAGGAACTCTCCCAGATGTTGCATCAAATACAACATATACATTTACAATTAATGCATCAGATGGTGTAAATACTGTAGTACCAAGAACATTTAGCTTTATATCAAATGTATCCCCAGTTTGGGTAACAAGCGCTGGATCTCTTGGATCGTTTGATGAACAAACATCAATTACCCTATCTGCATTATCTGCAACAGATATTTCTGATACAGTTACTTATGCTTTAGCAAATGGTTCTACTCTGCCTTCGGGAATAACTTTAAATTCTGCTTCTGGAGTCATATCAGGTACATTACCAGATATAGCATCAGAAACAACTTATACATTTACAATTAATGCGTCTGATGGGTTTACCACACTCCCAAGAACATTTAGTATAACATCTCAAATTCCACGTCCAGCAACATTTGATGCTTTGATTGTTGCTGGCGGAGGTGAAGGTGGTTCTGGATATTATGGAGGCGGTGGCGGTGCTGGTGGAGTAAGACAATTATCTGCAATTTCATTAACATCAGCTCAAGCAGCTATATCTGTTGGATTAGGAGGCACGGGTAGTACATTCGGTAATAGTGGAAACAATGGAGGAAACTCTTCAATAGCAATATTAAATGGAACCACCTACACCGCTACTGGCGGAGGAGGTGGAGCAGGCACAGAAGGTCATAACGCTGCTGGTGATCAAGCTTCTGCTGGAGGCTCAGGCGGAGGAGGAAGTCTTTATACTAATTTCAATTCTGGAGCTTCTGGTAACGCAGGTTCATACAGTCCAGTAGAAGGTTACGCTGGAGGTTCTGGTGCTGGTTATCCAAGCACAACTACTGCAAATGGTGGTGCTGGTGGTGGCGGTGGCGCTGGAGGTGCTGGAGAATCAGTACCTGGTGCATCTGGAAGAGCTGGCGCAGGAGGTATAGGAATTACATCAACAATAACTGGGTCTTCAGTTAATTATGGCGGCGGCGGAGGTGGCGGAGTATGGACTGGATCTCAAGAATCTGGAGCAGGTGCTGCATATGGTGGTGGACGTGGAGCAGCAGATGCTAACGCCGCAGGTACTAATGGAACAGCAAACACAGGTGGTGGTGGTGGAGGTACATCTTTCATAGGTAGCGGTGGAGATGGAGGATCTGGAGTAGTTATTATTGCTTACCCAGATACATATAGAGCAATTACAACAATCCCTGAAACATTAACATATACTCAACCAACACGTTCAGGATATAGAGTTTATAGATTTACATCAGGTTCAGGAACGGTAACATTCTAATGGCTAAAACAGTTAAAATTTGGAACGGAACAGATTGGGTAGACCTTGGAGTAAAAGCTGCTCTTCCTCCTGATTATATAGATTCTACTGCTCTTAATTCCGCCCTTGCTTCATATAAGCAAGAAGTAAATCTTACAGTATCATCTAACATAACATTAGTGGCGGGACGCAGATATTTTGTAGATACAACAGCTGCTAGAACATTAACACTTCCTGCAAGTCCAACACTTGGACAAGAAATTGTAGTTGTAGATGCATCTGGAACAGCTGGAACATATAACATTACAATTAATTCAAACAGTGGTAAAATTAACGGAACAGTACAAAACCTTACAATTGACGTAGATGGAGCAGGCGCTTCATTAATTTATACAGGATCTGCATATGGCTGGAGGGTAGGATAATGGCACTTAATTTTTCTAGTTTATCTGGCGGTACATCATTTACAGTAGTAACATCTACAGGCGGATCTAAGACAGCTACTCTTGATAAGTCATATCCAGCAGGAACATATTTAATTGAGTCTAAAGCATTAGATACAAACCTAGAAGTATATCTAGGAGCATCAGATGGCACCCCTGCAGGAAAAACGGTGGCAGGAGCAAAAACAGTTACAGCTACTTCATCCTTCCTATATGTAACAACAGTAAATGCAGATGCCAATGATGCCGTTATATTTACATTAAAATCAGCAGCCTCTCTTGCAACTAAAACAGATGCAACATGGGCTCCTCCAACAATTACAGATATAACTCCAAGCGGGCTACCAAATATTAATGACACAACAACTATTACAGGTACAAACTTTGCTTCAAATGTAGAGGTTAAATTTAGAAAATCAGATGATTCAACATTAGTAACTCCTAAGACAACAGTTAGAGGATCTGCTACATCTATTATTGCAGGCCGTCCTGACTCATTTGCAGTCGGAGATGCTCCATATGACGTAATTGTCACAAATCCAACCACAACATTATCTGCATCATCGCTTAATGCGATCACTTCAGGAGCTGTGCCAGTTTGGGTTACATCAACAACATTAAATGAAGCTCAAATTGATGCAGCATTTTCACAAACAATTTCTGCAACTGATGCCGATGGCTCATCAACAATAACATATGCAATTGTATCAGGTGCATTTCAAACAGGATTATCTTTAAATACTTCAACGGGTGCAATTACTGGAACACCAACAGGTTCTTCAGGAAGTACAACAATTGTAATATCTGCAACAGATTCTGGTGGAAACACAGTAAATAGAACATTTACACAAGTTATTAATCCAAGTTCATTAACAGTTAATTACCTTGTTATTGCAGGCGGAGGCGGTGGAGGTGGTGGTCACGGTGGTGCTGGTGGTGCTGGTGGACTTCGTTCAACTGTAACCGCAACAGGTGGTGGTGGTTCATTAGAATCTCCTCTATCACTTGCATTTAATACTAATTATAGTGTTCTTATCGGAGCTGGCGGCATAGGTGGAATAAATTATGCAACAGATACATCTGATGGAGCAAATGGAAACAACACCGTATTCTCCACAATAACATCTACAGGTGGTGGTGGTGGCGGTGGTTATAACAGTGGAACTGGAACTTTAAATAATGGTAAAAGTGGTGGTTCAGGAGGCGGCGGAGTTGGCCAGAGAACATCTTCTGGAGGATCAAGAACTGCATCTCCAGTACAAGGATTTGATGGTGGTTCTTCTACTTCTTCCGCTGGTGCTGGGGGTGGTGGCGGAGCAGGAGGAGTTGGACAAAGTTCATCTGGTACTACTGGCGGTAACGGCGGATTAGGTTTATCAGTATCTATAACAGGATCATCTGTTACTTATGCTGGAGGAGGCGGAGCAGGTACTGGAGCAGGTTCTACCCCAGGAGTAGGTGGCTCTAGTATTGGAGGAAATGGAGCTGGAACTCAAGGAGGAAATGGCGGAAGCGGTCAGATTAATACTGGTTCAGGAGGAGGCGGCGGTGGAGGAGGAAACAGCGGAGAAACTGGCGGTACTGGAGGATCAGGAATTGTAGTTATTAGTTATGCAGGTTCTCAAAAAGCAACAGGTGGAACAGTAACAACTTCAGGCGGTAATACAATTCATACATTTACTTCTTCAGGTGATTTTTATACAGGTACAAGCACGGCCTCTGTTGCAAAAGCAACTGGTGGAACTATTACTTATTCTGGCTCCTTTGTTTATCATACATTTCTTGCAACAGGAACCTTTATTCCAAGCCAATCTATTACTGCTGAGGTTTTAACAATAGCAGGTGGTGGTAGCGGCGGATGTAATTCTGCAGGAGGTGGCGGTGCAGGAGGATTGGTTTATACCGCAAGTACTTCTTTAACAAGTGGTGTTACCTACACGGCCACTATTGGCGCAGGAGGACCTAATGTTTCATCATTTGAATCTCCTGGAAATAATGGAGTTAATACAACATTTACTGGATCAGGTCTTTCTTTAGTCGCAGCAGTTGGTGGCGGATTTGGCGGTGCAAGAACAGGAAGTAGTAATTCTGCTGTAAATAATGGCGGATCAGGAGGTTCAGGTGGAGGCGGTGCAGGACATAGCCCAACTCCAGGTTCAGGAGGCTCTCCTACAAGCGGTCAAGGAAATTCTGGCGGTACTGGTTTTGATTCTGCTTCAACTTTCCCAGGTGCAGGCGGAGGAGGTGCTGGCACAGTTGGAGTAACTGCAATATCAAGTAGGGCTGGTGCTGGAGGTAGAGGATCTTCTAATTACTCGGCTTGGGGTAGCGCTACATCAACAGGACAAAACTCAAATGGAACTTATTGGTATGCAGGCGGTGGTGGCGGTGCAGCAGCTTGGAACTCAGGTTCAGCAACGGCAGGAGCGGGTGGACTAGGTGGTGGCGGTGCAGGAGGAACAAGAGATGCTGGTGCTGGTGTGTCAGGAACCGCAAACACAGGTGGTGGCGGTGGTGGCGGTGCTAATGGTTCATCAGGTGCTGCAAATGCTTCAGGTAATGGCGGCTCAGGAATAGTTATCATTAGATACCTAGCATAAAACAATAGACTTATCATTTAATAAATGGTAAAATATAAATAAGTAAGACAAATAACAAAGGAGAAAAAAATGGCACATTTCGCAGAAATCGACGAGAACAATATAGTTACTCGTGTTCTAGTAGTAAACGACGCCGATGCAGCTGATGGACAGAATTTTCTGGCTAACACCTTGGATCTTGGCGGAACATGGATTCAAACCTCATACAACACTTCAGGTGGCGTACACGCAAACGGCGGAACCCCTCTAAGAAAAAATTATGCAGGAATCGGATATTCATACGACTCAGTTCGTGATGCATTTATCCCACCAAAGCCTTTTGCTTCATGGGTACTAAACGAAGATACATGTCTTTGGGATGCACCAACACCAATGCCTGTTGAAGAAGGAAAATTCTTCCGCTGGGTTGAAGAGGATTTGAACTGGCAAGAAGTAGTAATCGGAGAGTAACATAATTGACAAGAGCTAGAGACGTTGCAAGCATACTTAGCACAGGGGCTATTCCTTCCGCTTCGTATGACTTAGATGGATCAATTGATCAGTCTCTAGCTAGATTGTCTTCTGATTCAAATGCTGACGGCGGAACAGTATCATCTTCATCTGGTATATTAGAAGGCGGAATCTATAATATAATTGAAGATAACAATACATATACATATAATGGAGGAACAGTCTAATGACTTCAGTAATTCAAATTAAGAGAGGCACAGCCTCTGCTTGGACTTCAGCAAATACTGTTTTAGCAGCAGGCGAAGTAGGCTTCGAAACAGATACAAAGAAGATGAAAGTTGGAGACGGGTCAACAGCATGGACTTCATTAACCTATACAGTAACAGATGGTGATATTTCTGGAGTTACAGCAGGTACAGGTTTAAGCGGCGGGGGAAATTCAGGAGCAGTTACTCTTGCAATTGATTCAACAGTAGCCACATTAACTGGAACACAGACTCTAACAAATAAAACAATTGATGCTGCAAGCAATACATTAACTGGAGTTACCACACTTACAGGCACACAGACACTTACAAACAAGACATTGACAAGTCCAGCAATAACAGGCGGAACTTTAGTAAATACAGTTATTAAAGGTCTTGAAGAAGATGTTAACGTAGTAGCGTCAGCAGCAACAGGAACAATAAACTTTGATGTTGAAACAGCTTCAATCTGGTACTATACATCAAATGCTTCTGCTAACCATACATTAAACTTTAGATATAATAGCAGCACTTCATTAGATTCATCAATGGCAACAGGAGATGCTATCACCCTAGTTTGGCTAAATACTAATGGATCAACAGCATATTATCCAAATGCAATTACTATTGATGGATCAGCAGTAACTCCAAAATGGCAGGGCGGAACAGCACCAGCAGCAGGAAATGCATCTTCAATAGATTCATATGTATTTACAATTATTAAGACAGGATCAGCTACTTTTACTGTATTTGGATCACAAACAAGGTTTGCGTAAGGAGAATAGATGCCACTATTAACAACTCAATCTGCCAAAAGTTTTGGATTTGGTGCTGCTGTTGGTAGTAGTTTTTCAGCAATTCAAGCATTTGAATCTATTCAAACTGTAACTGTTACAAATTCATCATCAACAGAATTGACATTTACTAATATCCCATCACACTTTAAGCATTTAAGAATCATTGGTCTTGCCAAATCTACTTATACCAATAGCGGTACAGGGCAATCAGCCTACGGAATGTGGTTTAATAATACACAATCGGGACAATACACTTCACAAACCATAAGAGGCAATAGCAGTACAATCTTGCGTGGTGCTACGACCAATCAAAACACTGTTCAATATCTAGCAATGGCTTGGAATACTGCTGGCAATTACGGCACACAAGTACGCACTACACAGTTTATTGACATCTTTGATATTCAAGCATCTAAGGCTAAAGTTGTTATGTACACAAATGGTTTTAGTGTCCGCAATTCAGGAACAAACCAAGAGGTTGTTGTTGCTGCTTCACTTTGGAACAATACTGCGGCTATCACTTCAATTAAACTAGACGCAACCTCTACCTATGCAGACGGGCCGTTTGCACAAAATACAAAGTTTACTTTGTATGGATTGAGAGGGTAATAATGCCAGCAACTTATGAGCCTATTTCTCGGACTATTGTTTCAGGTAACTCTACCAACACAATAAATCTTTCAAGTTTTGGTGGGTATACTGATTTGATTATGACTTGTACTGGCACACAAACTGGTTCTGTTGGTTACTTTTTTATTAGATTTAATAATAACACAGACACAGGCAATTACGGAGAACTTAGGTCATTGGCTTATAGCGGTGGCAGACTTAGCGACCAAGCAAGTACAGCAGGTTACTTTGATGCAACAATTGGAAATGACTCTGCAAAAACAGGTAGTCTAAAGTTTATTTTTCCGCAATACACAGATACAAATAGCTGGAAGTATGCCAATATGTGGCAAAGTGACGCAGGTGGTGGCGTAAATCATCAAACTAATTTTTACGCTGGTGGTCCTGCGGCATTAACATCAATTCAATTATTCACCCCAGCAAGCAATTTCTTTGCTGACGGATTTGTAGTTGCTCTTTACGGACTGTTGGCGGCATAATGGCAAATACTTTCTTTTTAATTAACCAAAAAACTCTAGATTCTGCGGTAGCATCAGTAGAGTTTACAGACATTCCGCAAACCTATTCTGATCTTGTTGCAATCGTAAGTGGGCGTAGCAATCAAAATGGCACAAACAGAGGGTTTGTAGTTTCTACAAATAATAATAATCCTACTGGTGCCATGACTTTGGGAGATGAAAACGCTTCCCTGTACACGGGCGTTTATACAGGTTGTTATCTGGCTGGTAGTGATACAGACGGCAATTTGTTCTCTGCAACGGAATTTAATGTTTATGATTACACCAATTCAACAAGAAGCAAAAACATTTATTTCAGAACTGTAAATCCTAATCCTTCTACTACCGCATACGGCGCTGCTTATACTGCCGCTTATTATGCAAGCAATACACCTATTACCTCTATGAAGTTTACAATAACCCTTGGGAACTTTGTTACGGGTTCGAGCTTTTATCTATACGGTATCAAAAACACATAAGGAGAAAAATGACAAGACCAACCAAGATAGAAGTTAATTGTACTACTGGCGTTCAGACAGTCGTAGAATTAACAGATGAAGAAATGCAAGAGCAAGCCCGTTTAGAGGTATTGCGACAGAACGAGATTGAAATTAAAGAAGCAGAAGAAGAAGCAAAAGCGGCAGCTAAAGCATCTGCTGAAGCTAAACTCGCAGCTCTTGGATTAACACCTGAAGAAATAGCAGCATTACGATAGTCTAATTGGTATAATAAGAGTATTATGGCCAATAAAGACTTTAAAGTAAAAAATGGGTTAGATATCCAGACACCCCTCCCTGTTTCTATGGGCGGAACTGGACAAACCTCTACTACTAATACCCTAAATTCTTTACTACCGTCCCAAGATGGAAACAGCAATAAAGTCCTATCAACAGACGGAACTAATACAACTTGGGTGGCACAAGCAACTGCATATCAAAGAGGCGGAACAGCAAGTAGACCAGCATCTCCTACAGCAGGAGATCTTTATTATAATACTGACTACAATTACTTTGAAAGCTATACAGCAAATGGATGGTTTCCTATTGCTGCCGCTCCTGGAATTCCAACTGGCGTAACCGCCACAAATCAACCATCTGGGCGGGCATTTAATAATGGACAAATGTCTGTTGCATTTACACCCGCAACAACTGGCGGGGCACCAACAAGTTTTATATTAACTCCAAATCCACCTACATCTCCAACTACATTTACTGGTAGCGCATCTCCAGTTACAGTAACAGGTCTTTCTTCAAGTACTCAATACACATATACAGTTGTAGCAACATCGCCATACGGCACATCATCTGCATCATCTGCCTCAACAGGCGTTACTACAACAACTGTTCCACAGGCCCCAAGTATTACATCTGTAACAGGAGGAAATGCACAAGCATCAGTTGCATTTTCCGAAAATGCTAATGGCGGATCATCAATTACAGGGTACTCAATTACCTCATCTCCAGCAAGCACAACTACAACACAGACAGCTTCATCTTCACCTTATACTTTTACAGGTTTAACAAATGGTACATCTTACACATTTACTGCAGTTGCAACTAATGCAAATGGTACATCGGCGGCAAGTTCTGCAAGTAGCTCAGTTACACCTTCTGCAGAAATATTAGTTGATTATTTAGTTATTGCTGGTGGAGCATCTGGTGGTGGCCGTCCTGGTGATGCTGCTAATGGCACTGGCGGCGGAGGCGCTGGTGGATATCGTACTTCTTATAGCACACAAGGCGGTGGCGGTGCTGCTGGAAGTAAATTAACTTTCAGCATAGGTACTACATACACAATTAGCGTTGGTGGTGGTGGTGCAGCAGCAAACTCAAATCAGGCTGGTAATCAAGGAACTGACTCAACTATTTCAGGAACTGGCTTAACAACCTTTACTGCTAAAGGCGGCGGAGGAGGCGGTGGTCCAGGAATCCCAGCAGTAGCAGGTGGCTCAGGTGGCGGTGGTAACGGAAACGGTACTAACGCTGGTGGTGCAGCAGTAAGCCCAACACAAGGTTATGCTGGCGGAACTTCTCACGGTGGTGGTGGTGGAGTTCGTAACGGTGGTGGCGGTGGTGGTGCTGGTGCTGTTGGCGGTAATGCTAATTCAGGCGGTTCAGGTAATGGCGGTAACGGACTATCATCAAGCATTACTGGTTCATCTGTAACCCGTGGTGGCGGTGGCGCAGGTGGCGCACAAGGTTCAGGTGGTTCAGGCGGTACAGGTGGTGGCGGAAATGCTAATGCAGGTGCTGGAAGTTCTAATACTGGCGGTGGTGGAGCAGGAAGTTCTGGTGGAAACTCTGGAGCAGGTGGTTCTGGAGTTGTAATTATTAGAGCAACACAAAATGCTGCATCAACTACTGGCTCTCCTTCAAACCCAAGCACAGGTATTTATGTATTTAATGGAGATGGGAGTATCACTTTCTAATGGCACACTTTGCAAAACTAGATGAGAACAACAATGTACTTGCAGTACATGTTGTTGTTAATGATGTTATTACTATTGACGGTGTTGAGTCTGAACAAGCAGGTATTGACTTTTTGACTGGCTTACACGGTCATACTCTATGGAAGCAAACTTCATACAATGGAAACTTTCGTAAAAATTATGCAGTAATTGGGGGGATTTATGACTACGCCAGAGATGCCTTTATTCCTGTAAAGCCGTACCCTTCCTGGACGTTAAATGAAGATACGTGCAATTGGCAGCCTCCCAATGAATATCCAAATGATGGTAAATCTTATACCTGGAGTGAAATTACAGCTTCATGGGTAGAATACCCAGATGACAGGACTTACTCAATTACTTAATAGATAGTCTATGCTATAATTAAGTAATAAACAACTAGGGGAAATGTGAACTTAGATGGCAAATAAAGACTTTAAGGTCAAGAATAAACTTGTTATATCAGGTTTAACTAATGCTAATGGCGTTTTGCTAGCCGAAAATCATGCCGTCGATTCCCACACAAATTTAGCTACACAATATGGCGGAACTGGAACAACAACCTCTCCTACTTCTGGCCAAGTATTATATTCAGCTTCTGGCTCTACATATGCCCCAACTACTTTATCATCATTAATCCAAGGATCTAGTTATCAAGCAGATGCTCCTTCTTCCCCCGACATTGGCGATATCTGGATTGAGTCAGATTCTACTTCAGACTCCTTTGACCCCAACATTATTCGCCGTCATACATTTACAGCAACGGCGGGACAAACAAATTTTGTAGCATCAGTAGCATTTATAGATGGATATGAGCAGGTATACTTCAATGGTCTTCTACTATTAAAGACAACAGATTATACAACATCTTCTGGTACTACTGTTACTCTTGGTTCCGCCGCAGCAGCAGGCGACATTGTAGAGATAGTCACAATAACAAATTTAAATTCAACTAATACATATACTCAGTCTGAGATTAATACTATTGTTACAACTCAGGTAAATAATTTAATTGATTCCGCACCTTCCGCCTTAAATACGCTAAATGAATTAGCAGCGGCATTAGGCGATGATGCAAGTTTTGCTACAACAGTTACTACATCTTTAGGAACTAAAAAGACAGAAGTATCTGCATCAATATCAGCCAATACAAATTTAGTGGCGGGACGTAGATATTTTGTAACATCTGCTTCTGCTCTTACTCTAACATTGCCTTCATCCCCTTCAGTAAATGATCAAATAGATATATTTGATGCTTCTGGAAACGCTTCGACGTATAATATAACTGTGGCCCGTAACGCCAAGTTAATTAATGGTAATGCGGGAAATCTAATTATTGACGTAAACGGCGGATGGTTTACTCTTGTCTTTACAGGTAATACATATGGATGGAAGGTAGCATAATGGCCGATTTAAGAGCATCAGGATTAGGCGGGGTTCCAAAAGGAGAAACTGCAGATAGACCATCATCTCCATCAATTGGCGACGTATTTTACAATGGTACATTAGGTTACTTAGAAATTTACACATCTTTCGGATGGCTTGCTGCTACTCCTACTGCCGCTGCTATTCCAGCAGCTCCAGTTGGAACAAATGTTGGTACATCAAGAGCATATAATAACGGAGCAGTTTCTGTTGCTTTTGCTCCAAATCAAGGTGGCGGACTTCCATCATCATTTACAATAACAGCAAGTACTGGTCAATCAGCATCTGGTGCAACTTCTCCAATTATAGTAACTGGTATTGCTTCAGCCGCAACACCAACATTTACAGTATCTGCAAGTAATGCTATGGGCACATCTAATGCATCATCTGCAAGTAGTGCAGTTACAGTAACCACTGTGCCACAGGCACCAAGCGTAAGTGCCGAAAGTGGAAACGCACAAGCAACAATTACTATTACACCAGGTGCAACTGGTGGATCTGCAATTACAGGATATTCAATTGTTTCAAGCCCTGCAACCACAACTCAAACAACTTCAAATACAACTTACACATTTACAGGATTAACAAATGATACTGAGTATACATTTACCGCAACAGCAACAAATGTTAACGGAACTTCTGCGGCAAGTAGCGCAAGTAGTCCCGTAACGCCATCATCAGGCGCAAATGTAGATTACTTAGTTGTTGCAGGCGGAGGCGGCGGAGGTTCACAACACGGAGGTGGTGGTGGTGCGGGAGGTCTATTAACATCAACTCAGTTTCTTACTCCAGGTACTTATACAATATCAGTTGGAAGCCCTGGCGCTGGAGGAACAAATGGAGGAAACGGAGCATCTGGAACATCTTCTTCTATTACAGGAACTGGAGTTTCTATATCAACAACAGGTGGAGGCTGGGGAATGGGATGGTCTTACGCAACCTCTAACAATTTCCCTGTAGCAGGAAGCGGAGGATCAGGAGGAGGAGCCTCGTTACTTGGAACTACTGCAGCACAAGGAACATCTGGTCAAGGAAATAGAGGTGGTACAAATGCAGGAGGTAACGGTGGGGTAACCTCAGTAGAAAATTGGCCTAATGGCGGTGCAGGAGGCGGCGGAGCAGGTGCACAAGGTCAAGATGTAGTTCAAAGTTTAAATAGAGGAGGTAATGGCGGAGCAGGATCTGCAAGTTCAATTACTGGTACATCAGTAACTTATGCTGGCGGTGGTGGAGGAGGAGCACATAGTCCAAGAGGCGGAGGATCTGGCGGTGCAGGAGGCGGCGGAGCAGGTGCACAAGGGGTTCCTTCTCATGACTATCCTGGAGGAAATGGAGCTACAAACTTTGGATCTGGCGGTGGTGGAGGAGGAGCACAGGGATTCTCTGGTGGTAACGGAGGCTCAGGAGTTGTAATTATTCGTGCATCAAAAGCAGCAGTATCTACTACAGGCTCACCAGATACAACTGGAACTGGCGGCGGAACATATATTTACAAATTTAACAACACAGGAAGCATAACTTACTAATGTCTAGAATCAGAGATATAGCAAACTTATTCAGCGCAAATACGTCGGCAGCGACGGATTCAGAAGTATCTGCTGCTATCTCTGCACATAACTCTTCAACAACAACAGTACATGGTATTTCTGATACTGCCGACCTTGCTACATCTACATCTGTAACATCTGCAATTTCAACACATAATACAACTGCTAATGGACATGTTAAAAGAGGCAATACTGCTTCTCGTCCCGCTTCACCTACAACTGGTGACATTTATATGAATACACAATTAGGCTACCCAGAATTTTATGAAGGAACTGCATGGGTTCCAATTGGAGCAGATCCAACTGCGCCATCATCTGTTGTTGCTACAAACTCAGGAACTGGGCGGGCATTCAATAATGGTCAAGCATCTGTTGCATTTACAGCAGGAACAGTACCAGGATCTAGTTATACAGTAACATCTTCCCCAGGTTCTTATTATAATACTGGTGCATCATCTCCGATCCTTGTATCAGGATTGCAATCAAATACATCTTATACTTTTACTGCCACCGCATCAAATGTTTATGGCACATCTGCTGCCTCATCTGCGAGTAGCGCAATAACTGCAACGACTGTGCCACAGGCACCCAGCATTACATCTGTAACAGCAGGAAATGCACAGGTATCGGTTGCGTTTTCTGCAAATGCTACTGGTGGTTCATCTATTACAGGATACACTGTAACTTCTAGTCCAGGAAATTTAACAGCAACTGGCTCATCGAGCCCACTTGTTGTAACAGGATTAACAAATGATACTGCGTATACATTTACCGCAACAGCAACAAATGCTAATGGAACATCGGCGGCAAGTTCTGCAAGTAGTTCAGTAACGCCAACAGGAGCAAGATTTGTTGATTATCTTTTAGTTGCAGGAGGTGGTCACGGATATAATGGCGGCGGCGGTGCAGGTGGTCTTAGAACATTTACTAATATTCAAGTAAATCCTGGCACAAGCTACACAATGACAGTTGGCGCAGGTGCTCCATTTGCTGGCGCACCAGGTAGAGCAAGAGGGACTACCTCAACAGCATTTTCTAATTCAGCAACTGGAGGAGGTTGGGGTCTTGGAGCTGATCAAGGATCTTCTGGAGGTTCAGGCGGCGGAGGCTCAGACGGTGTTGGAAATTTAGGCGGATATAATCCACCAGAAGGAAATAATGGATATCAGGGAGCTTCGCATCCAACTTATGCAGGCGGCGGCGGTGCAGGCGGTGCTGGACAGCTTCCAAATGGAGGCATTGGCGCAACATCTTCTTTAATAAATAGTATGGGCGCAGCTACATCTAGTGGTCAATTATCTGGAGGAAATTATTATTTTGCAGGAGGAGGTGGTGGAACATCTGACACTAGTCCTGGAACTGGAGGATTAGGAGGCGGAGCAAATGGTGCATACAACAGTGCTCCTTCTGGAACTCAGAACACTGGCGGCGGAGGTGGAGGAACATATCTGGGTCCAAACGCTGGTAGTGGTGGTTCAGGAATTATAATTGTTAGAACAATAGATACATATGCAACAGCCACAACAGTAGGAGCATCTAATGGTAATGCTCCTTATATAACAGGTGGATACAAATATTATAAATTTAACGACACAGGGAGCATTACCTTCTAATGGCTAAATTAATAAGAGTATGGGATGGAAGTGCTTGGCAAGAAGTCGGCACCGCTATTCCTAATGGCCTTACAACAGATGGAACCCAAACATTAACTAATAAAACTATTACTCTTGGTAACAATACTATTACTGGTACCACCGCTGAATTTAATACAGCGCTATCAGACGCTAACTTTGCGACCCTGGCGGGAACAGAAACTCTAACTAATAAAACTATTAACCTTACCAGTAATACTCTTTCTGGTACCACAGCTCAATTTAATACAGCATTATCTGATGCCAACTTTACAACTTTGACGGGATCAGAAACATTAACCAATAAAACAATATCTGGTGCAGATAATACTTTAACTAATATTGGAAATTCTTCCCTAACAAATTCAGCAATTACCGTTAATGGGTCCGCCGTTTCTTTGGGCGGAAGCGTAACAATTGTTACAGGACCAGCATCTTCTGCGGTATCATCTAATATAACAATGGCGGCTAATAATAATTACTTTGTAGATACTTCAGCGGCAAGAACCCTTACTCTTCCAGCCAGCCCTACCCTAGG